CATCGCTTGCACCACGTCGCGCACTTCCGTCATCACGATCTGGCTGCGCCCTTCTTCCTCGTTGCCAAGGGGGTCGCCACGATAATATTGCGTTGCCTGCGCACGGCCCGGTGCAACAAAGCCGTCGATATAATCTACAGCGTCGTCGATTGACGACTTTACGCTCGCAGAAAACTGCGATTCAGACATTTCCTCATGCGGGTCAGGTTCATTATTAAACTGCGTGGGTTCCGCAGTATAATCCTCACCGAGCAGTGCGCTTTGCGACGACTGCGACATGCCTGCGTAATTGCTTGCCATTATTTCTTCCGTGTTGCTTTGGCCTTGGTGCCTTCAGCACCCTTGACCTTTCCCGCGTTAATACTGGCATAGAATACGGATTCGCCTTTCTTGGCACCGTATTCTTTTTTCATAGCTGACTGAATCTTCGCACCCTTTTTGGTCAAAGGCATCAGACTAACTCCGTTACCGTCACATTTATATCTGCGGAGGCACCGCGCAGAAACGCAAGTTTCTCGCCGGGGGCCACGTACATATATTCAATTGTACCCGATGGGATAAGTGCGTTTGACGTAGTCGCAGTAGGCGTCGCGCCTTTTGCAAAATGTACGTGGGTGCTATTGTTTGAGACCGATACCCGCACCAAAGTCGTGCCCGTACCAAATGCTCCGGTGGTTGTACTTGCCGCGCCAGCCGTGACAGCATGAACCGTTCCAAACACACCAACGATCTGCGGGAACTGAAATCCTGCGTCGTCTTTCTTTTGAAAGCTCATTTCATTTTGCCTTTCATCATAGCCTTATCTTTGGCAATGTCTTTCTTGGATGACTCTTTTACACCTTTGTCAGATTTGACATCGGCCTTGGTCTTTTCAAATTTGGTGGGGGCATATTTACGCATGGTCGTCCTTACTTTAGGTTGACAAGTTTATAGTGTGTTGTTGAATACAAATCGAGCAGATCGTCGATAAGGTTCTGGAGCATCGTAACCCCCTGCGATATTTTTGCGCGGTTGTCGGCGATCCAAATTGCTTCATCCCCAATCTGCTTGGCGATGTGATCTTTGGACATGGTTGCTTGTGGCACCGGCCCAATCAATCCAAACCAGCCTTGATACGCTTCAACGATACCATCAATCTTTTCAATCACTTCGTCGTAAAAACTGCCAAGCGCCATGTGTTCTGAAAAAGACTTCGTAGCCCAATGCGCAAGATGCGCCGCGTTACGGATTGCAAAGGCACGGGAGACGAGGTCTTCGATCATCTTACATACCTTTCTTGGACGCCTTCATAAACTGCGTTGGCTTTACGCCGTTATCCTTTTTGGCCTTTGGCCTTTGCTGTGCTTCGCTCTTGCCAAAATTGGCAGGATCGCGGGCACCCTTCTTATCCATCGCGCCGTGAAGGGTCTTTGGCATCTTGGTTTTACTTTTGAACATTATTACATTCCTATCACTGGTTTAGAGCCGATAATTGGCAAGCCTGCGGCAACCTTACGCTTAACGGCGCTTGTACGACCGGCTTTAGTAACTGCCGCGTGTTGGGCAGGAGACTGTGGCTTCATAGAAGCCTTCTTGGGCGCGAGAGTATCTGGGTGCAAATCAAATCCGCCGGACCCCTGCGGCGTCATAGCGATATTGGAGTTCGCCGTAGCAAACGCATCGTGCAGGGAAGAAAAATTGTTTTTCATTGCATCGGTCCTGTAAAGGGGAATTCGTCGGAATATACCTGAATTACGTTATGCCCGCAATGGCGCGTTTCAGGGACTTGCCGGAGACCCATCGACTTGCTCGGCCCCCTACCATCGCAGCGCCGCTGGCGAAGGTTAGGCAGAGAGCATCCGCGATATCCGGCGACCGCATTCCGCGCCGTTTCATCTCGGATTTGCCTTCGTCCTTGATCTTCCCGTTGCTGGTGAAACCGTAAGTCGGGGCGCAAAGCTCTTGCCGTAATTCGTCCGAACGGGGCAACTTGCAAGTTCTCTGGTTAAGCCAATCCCGCACCGCCAGCCAAAGTTCGTCTCGGAGGCGGGCAGCTTGCGGGTTCATCGCCGCTGATTCAGAGACATTAACATCGCGCACGTTATGTCCAAGCTCGCGTAGACGGTCAGCAACGCCAGACCCCAGTCCGATAGAATCAACGCAAATCTCAGAAGGCTTGTCAGTTTCGGCTTCATGCACGATCCTTCCCACCGTTTCCATTAGATCGGCACCGGTCCACGATTTGATTTCGGTGACGATCTGCCCTTGCCGTTTGACAATACAAGTGCGGTCGTCGCCAAACCGCGCCACATCTATACCATATATAATCGCCTCGTGCCGGTCGAGCACGATGTCCCGCTCCATTGCACCCTCGACCAATTCCGCCGCGATGAGTACATCATCCTCACGCAGTGAGAATTCTCCCAGCACGCGGACACGGAATGCGTTACTCGCCTCGCCGTAGGTAGCCTTGATCTGTTCGATGAAGTCGTCGGATACGAGCGGGTTGTCCCGGCAGGACACGTGCATCGTGAACCAGTCGGACTTGAGCTGGTGATGCGTCTTGAAGAATAAGCCGGTGTTACGGGTCGGGTTCCCAATTAGTACTGTTGTTGCCGAATGGCCCGACATGCTGCCTGCGGCAGATTCGAATACGGGTTCGGGGATAGCCGAAGCCTCATCGCAGATAATCAGCACGTTCTCGGAGTGGATACCGGCGAGTGCTTCGGGGCGGTCGGCGGAGGAAGTACGCGCCGACATGAAGCTCGACTCAGGCGCGTGCTTGTGCACGATGCGGTCGGAAAATACGTCAAGGTTGTCTTTCAGATATTCGGGCAGGGCGTTCACCCACCGTTTCACTTCAGAGAACAGAGCATCAAATAGCTGTCCCGCCGTGGGAGCAGTGACGACCGATTTCTGTGGATAACGTGTCAGCATGAACCAAACAAGCGCCCAAGAACACACGGTGGACTTGCCAACGCCGTGACCTGCACGAACCGAAATGCGTCGCTCGCCCCTTGCTAGCGCGACCAGAAACTCTCGCTGCCAAGGCAGTGGCGTGGCTTTCAAAACATTTTCAACGAACTCAACGGGCTTGTTGCGGTAGGCTTCAATAAAGAAAGCGTAAGCCTCTTCCATAGTTTTTATATTTTTTGGATCGAGTGCAGGTTTGACGACGGGGGGCACGGGGGTGGGGGTCGCCTCGTTTTGCTCGTGAATTAAAATAGGGTGGGTATCTATAGAACCACCCCCGCCGATCCCCGCAGTAGGGGGGCTTTTGGCCTTATCAACCTTGCGTTGGCTTGACGCTACGTTAGCTTTACTCATTGTCGCCGCCTATCGCGTCTACGTTCACGTCCAAATTATCTAGCGTTATCAACACGTTAGGCGAATCGTAGTCTATTGTCCGAACCATTGGATCAGCCAATGATCCTTCGATCGTCGTCATGGTTGCTAAGCCTATCAGCGCTGAAAGATGAGGGGAAGCGTTGTGTGTCACTTCTAGGGTGGCTTGCTGTTTAGCTTTGCCAATGGCTCTGTCAAATACTTCTTTGGCCGCTGATAGGCGCTCGCTATGGCTTGCTGACTTGTCGGAGAGGATTTCTTCTAGGACGTCGACAGCTTTGATTGTTAAGCCTTCGAGCCGTCTTTGCATCGCTACCTTGCGCGGCGATAACCCGCCGGGATTGATAGCCGTTTGACCTTTGACCCATGCCACTATTTGTTACCCGTAAGTTATTGATCGGATTGACGAACAAATAATCCGTTAAAAAGAATATTGCAAGTTTGTTGTTTTTATCATTGACTAGCCGAAACAGTCACCCTATTAGTGGTGTCACTGACTAACCAATGGAGCAAGCTAATGACAATCACAGTGCAAATCAAAACAGTTTATGGCAACGAGGCAATTTATCCTGTTTGCGATAAAGCCAAGCAATTTGCCGCTCTTGTCGGCACAAAGACATTAACGCGTGACGCTATCGCAAAAATCAAAGCGCTTGGCTATTCGGTCGAAGTGCAGGCTCCGACACTTTAAACAATCAAAAACAGAAAAGGGATTGAGACAATGACAAATTATAACGGCTGGACCAATTACGCTACATGGCTCGTCAATTTAGAGATATTCGATGGGCAAGACATGAGCGAATATTTTTCAGACGCGTTTGAAAGTGAGGAAACATATGCTCTTTCGCAGCATTTAAAAGATTATGCGACAGAAGTGATTGAAATAAACGCTAGTGAAGGGCTTGCTCTTGATTATGCAAGGGCTTTTGTTTCCGAGGTAAATTGGTACGAAATATCACAACACATGATCGAAGATTATCGGATCGAGAAGGCGGCATAATGGCAACGCTCACAACACTCGACGGATTAGTTATATTCGGACCATTCCTTTCGCTTGTCGCAATTATTGCAATTGGATTTGTAATTAGACAATGACAATTTGCCAGAAGACCGGGCTTCAGGTCCGGTTTTTCGCTGATTGCCATATCATCCGGCGATTGCACAATGCGCGGCAATAAGAGCGGCTTCAGCGCGGTTGTGATCCTTTTTGCGCGGCCAATGAGAG